TAAATCTATTTGCCAAAGTAACATTATGACTTCTGATAGCCTCGTGCATATATTGAATCAACACTTGTTTTATATTTTGTTTAAACACTTCTGCTTGTGCTCTCACTGCTGGATGTGAATCACTACTAATTGATATTATTTTATTTAAAGCTCTTTCTGATATTTCTTCTGGTGTAAATCCTCTATTAGAGGTTGTATGAACCTGCACATCTCCACCTAATAAACTTGCTGCTCCGTTACCTATCATTTAACCTGATACCTCGCTTGTTCTGTTCTGTACATATCTTGACGATTTTTACCTTCACTTAGCTGTTTAAGCCCTGTCATAGACTGATTATACTTGTCTGTGTATGTTTTATAAACATCAGGTTCACCTTTCATAAAGATGTGAGCTTCGATCAAAGTTCCGTAAAGCAACACAGAACTATAGTTATCGCCTACCCAAGAAGTGCCTGCTGTAACTATGGACTCTGGGTAATAAAAATAATGTAACTCCATAGAATAATCCTCATCTGGAGTTGGTGCGACTATATATGAATTATCGTCAAACAAAGCGTAATGCGTAGGCTTGCCTGTGCTATTTGAATTAGGAAAAGATTCTCTTATGTAATTAACATCTTTATTCAAAAGATAAGTGTAGTTACTGGATGAGTCTATTACTGCTAAAGAAAAATTTGCAATCCAGTCAGAGGGAACTGATAAATACTGATTCCCAGTGCTAAGGTTTCCAGTTACATTTTTTCTTAAATTTAAAATTTGAATAGCATTATATATTTTTTGTTCAGCTTGTTTAATAAACGTGTTTACCTGTTCATTGCTAGTTAGAGTAATAGAATTACCTGCACTATCCGTAAAGGAGGTGTCAGGAAAATCATTCTCCACATAGCCCTTAACAGTTTCATAAAGCTCAGTGTAGTTCATTATCCATTTCTTCCAGAGAACTTAGTACCCTTTGTTGCAGCCCCAGTTCCTCTAATCTTTACAGTTTGAGTGTTTGGTATATTGTTTGGATAACCAGATGTTTTTGGAACTGGAACTTCAATCGGTGATTTATATATTCCGTTCATTTTTCCTGTTTTCATAACTACTCCTAACTAATTTGAATGGTGACTGTTACACTTCCTAAATTTGTGTTTCCTATTAAACTGTTTCTATATCCAAGATTAAAAGGATCTTGCAATCCTACTGGATTAAAACCATATTGAAAGTTTCTTGCTTTAGACTCTGCAAAAGCATTTAAGTCAGGTCTAGGATTTCTCAAAGCCTGTGGATCATCAATCGGTTTCATTCCAACTTGTAATTGAGGCTGATCCTTTTCAAAACACTCAGGGCAAACTAATATGTTTACCTTTTTTGTTTTGATTGTCAGTTGTTTTAACTTCTTTAACTTATATCTAAATCCGCACCTATCACATTCTGCGATAGCGTGTTTACCAGAGGCAAAACTTCTGCCCATTACACCGCAGAGAAAGAGCTAGTTGGAACTATGCGTATTGATGCTTTTTCTCTGTCCTCTTCTGATGCCAACTTCCATTGGTCTTGATAATCTTGCTTTAAGGCAGCAACTCTTCCCTCTGCTCCTGGTATTTTAGCAGACAAATAGTATGCTAAACCAGCGATTAAACAGTTATAAAACCGAAAAGGTATAGCTGGTGTGTTGACTCCATTGCCTGAGTCATCAATCCTTTTAAGTCTCCAATAGACAAAAGTGTAAGTTGTGGCTGCATCAGGGGCTGGATATAAATTTATTACAGGGGGCAAAACTCCTGTGGGAGTAGTAGCCCCAGATCTTCTGTCAATGTAAACCTGTATAGGTCTTCCAGTGGCGTTTTTGTTAGGTATTGTTGCGTAAGTTGAAACGCTTATTCTAGTAACACTTAGATCTTGTTGTTCACTTCCAGTTCCTGTTCTTATAACGTGTTCTAATAAATCGATGGTGTCATTTGGTAATTCATAAGTTATCGTGCCAGAAGAAAGAGCAACTGAACCCTCTTCAACTGTCCATAAGTTAACTCCACGATTCGCCCATTCCACTGTTAACAAATTTAAAGATCTTCTGGCTGTTCTAAAATGATAGCCAGTTCTAGCCTCTGATCCACATCTTTCAAAAGCCTCTTCTATTATCTCATTAACATCTGGTGTAAAACTTGTTGTGCCTGTAGTAGTCATTTTGCTTTTACGCTATTAATATATTTTCTGTAAACAGCAGCCGAATCTTTTTTTCCCATCACTCTCGCTCTTTGTTCCATCGCAATAGCTGCTTGAATTTTGTGAGCTTTTGAACGACCGCTTCCTTTAATCTTTGTAACACTTTTGACTGCATCATCTTTTGTAGCAAATTTCAATCCCCTTATAGTTCCTTTAGGGTTTTCGTCAGTGTATAAATCCGAGTGCTTCTTTGACCTAGCAGGTTGCCCTTTCTTTCTAGGTATTCTAGGATTTGCTTTTTTTACGGACACTGCGTTTTTTTCCTAAAATAGTTTTAACATTAGTAGGCTTTCCACCAGGATTGCCTGCTGCTCTTTTACGTTGTACTGCTGACCTTATCTGTCCTTTAGTCATGGTTTTGGCTTTAGCTCTTGGAACGCATTTTGGATAAGCCCTCTTGCTTTTAGAAGCTGACTTTCTTCCACAGGGTTGAAACTTACCTTTCTTTTTCTTTGCTCCAATATCAACCCAATCTCCTTTTGAGCCTTTACCAAACCACTCTTTAAGAGACATTATGAATAGCCCCCACCTCTTGCCTTATACTGACGCACTATGTACCCTGAAGCATAAGCTGATGGAAAAACCTTGAATTTTCTTTTTGCTTCAGCTTTTACTCTAGCGTACAAAGCAGGATTAGTAGGTTTAGATCCTGCTTTTTTCTTTGTAGTTTTTTTCTTTTTAACAGCCATTATAAACTCCTAACTTTTATTTTCCACCTATTGGAGCAGGTCTACCTCCTCCTTTTCCTCCCATACCCCCAAACCCACCACCAAAACTAGGTCTCATTTGTTGTTGAAAACCATAACTTTGTGGTTGTCTAAATGGCTGGGAAAAACCTCCCGTAGGTTGAAATCGATTAAAAAAAGGTTGTGAGTATTGTTGACTCATATACGGATTATAACCCATGTTAAAATAACTTGGTGGTGGAGGTGGTGGAGCAAACGATCTAAAAGGACTAAAACTAGGTCTGCTAAACTGAGATCGTGATCCTGGAAAAGGTGAACTATGTACCGCAGCAGCTCTAGGCATAGAGTAAGGGTTAAACGTTATGTCTGAGTAACGAGGTCTCTGTGCTATATTTTGTCTAGCTATTGCACCTCTAAGTTCAAAAGGGTTTAAATATGTTCCAGATTGAATAAGACCTTGCAATTGAGATTGACTTGGATCAAACCCCATATTTTGCCTATATAGATCTCTTGCTCTGGATGCAAACTCTCCACCCTCTATCGCTGCCTGTCTAAACGCTCTTGGATCTTGCATTAGATCTGGTCTTACATTTCTATAATAATCTAACCCTGATAAACGTGGATCTCTAGCAAGCACTTGTTGAAAAGTGCTAAACACAGGGCTTGTCTGACTAAGTTCTGGAATAGCTCTTTGGAAAAATTCTTCTCTGGTCAATCCACTAGCTCCCTCTTGGGCAGCTTGTGACTCAGGCATTCTACCCAAAATGTCCATGTATCTTTGAAAACCCACTGAAGCTGGATCAGGAACAAAAGGTTGATTGGCTTGTTTGTCAGCTTCAGCTTGTAATGCTAAAGCCTGATCCCTTGTTATTACATTTCCAGAAGGATCACGATAAATAGTTTCTGTCCCCCCCATGCCTAAAGGTTTTTCCTCTGTAGTGTATGCTGGAGTAGAGGTGACAGAGGAAGATGCACTTGGAGGTTCAACGGGTTCGGTGGAAGTTCCCGTAACTGCACCCCCCTCTGTCGTAGGAGGTGTATAACCAGGTACAGAGGTCATCTCTGTTTGCAAACTCTGTGCTTCTTGAGGATCTAAATCCGACCCAAAGCGATTTACATGATATTGTATCTCTTCTGGGGTAGCGGGTCTTCCATAAGTTGTCGCATAAAGTTGATTTATATCCGTAGCGGAATCAGACACTGCTGTGTCTACAGATGGAGTTTGTTCACTAACAACTGGAGCTTCAGCAACAACTGGAGCTTCAGCAACAACTGGAGGTGGTTGAAACTGAGTTACAACGCTAGACGGATTAGCTTGAGATTGAGCTAAAGGAGTGCCTTTGGGGTTACCAAATATATCTAGTTCACCAGCACGATAATCTAGATAAGCCTGAGTAACCTCTGGAGTCCTTTTTGAGGGGTCTGCATATAAAGCAACTAAATTAGACATTTATTAAATAATCCTACCTTTTGTTTTGCCTTTCATAGCAATTCCATCAGCTCTTTTTGAAACACCGCCTGCTGAAGAACCTTTCTTCATCATTCCGCCTCCAGCATAACCTTTCTTCATCATACCTCCGCCTTTGTATTTAAGTCTACCTATACGTCTCGTAGTGGTCATATCTTGAAGTCTAGCTCCTGCACCACCTCCCATGCCTGACCCCAAACGACCTGCTGCTCTTCCAACTTTGGCTGCTTTTTCTGTTTTTAGTTGAGCCGCCTTTCTAGCTTTTTTTCTTTTTATAAAAGTATCTACTTTTTTTGCATCACGTTTATCTTTAGGATCGCCTTTTTTAACCGATCCGCCCGCAGCCATTTTTCCTATTCCATCAGCAGCGTAAAACGGAACTTTTTTTCCGTCTTTTTCAACCATTTTTAGTTTTCCGCCTTGAGCATAACCTTTTTTCATCATGCCACCACCAGCGTATCCTTTTTTCATCATGCCGCCTTTTTTCATGGGTCTTGCTTGAGTTTTAGGCATTCCTCTAGGCATAGGCATAGGTGCGGCTGGAGTTTTGGACATACCTCTGGGCATAGGCATTGGCATAGCTTGTCTGCCACCACCCATTCTTGGATTTTCTCTTATTAAATCCATAAGCATTTGTACTTGGCTGGGAGACAAATTCATTCCCATTGTGGATTGAAGACCTGCCCCTGCTGCTCCGCCAACTGCTCCCCCAGTAACTCCTCCAGCTTGGTAGCCTTTTTTCATTCCTCCTTTTGCGTAACCTTTTTTCATTTTCATTTCCTACTCCTCTCGGTATAAATTATTAAATGTTTCTTCTGGGTTCATATAACTATCATCCTGTTCAGCACAATGAGTGTACTGACTTGGTCTAAAATCAGGAGCACCCTCGCCTGTAGCCCATAAAGCAGGAGAGGTAACTCTTACTCTGTTATTAGGAAGTGCAACCATGTTTCCTTTCCATTGTCCGTCCGTTAACACCATAACATGACTCTGCTTGTGTTGGGCTGGACAGTCTGCGATTTCGCTTTCGGTGTAGTCCACAGTGAAGAGATATCTCGCTGTGTGAAATTCTCCTGCGATTTTGGCAAGCCAAGGGCTTGGTTTGCATCTGTCGAGCGATATGATTGAGTGGTGGTGCGATGGGCAATCCCAAGGTTGTGCGAGGTGGGTTTCCATTCTTTCTGGAAAGACATCCACTGGGATGTCCCCACATAGTGCCGTGATCGGCATTCTTGCCCACATTGCCCCTCCTGTGACGTTTTCCAAACCTGCGTCTGGGTCGTCTGCTTCACACCCTGTGAAGATGATTTGAAAGCTGAGACATCTGTCTGGCATCGTTGTAACAGCCACTGCCAGTCCGTGTATAAACTCTCCGTGATATTTTTGATGACCATGTGTAAATTCTTGTCTAATCCAAACTTTTGTATAGGGAATATTACTTATTAAGTAAGCCAATTCTTACCTCCGTTTTCTTTTAACTCCTCCAATTACGCCACCTTTCTTCATATTTTTTAAAAGTATTTTGCCCATTCTTGCAAACTCGTTAACATCCTTCATATCAGGATTTTTTACAGCAACTTTTTTAGATAGAGCTTTAAATCTAGTATTAAAATCAGGGGCTGATGCTCCACCTTGAGTTCCTTTCTTTGCTCTGCTTACCCTAGCTCCTACAATAGACTTACCAGATATGTTTTTACCAACCCTTGGGCTTACTTTTCTTGTCCTGCCTCCATAAACAGAACCATCACCTTTAGAAGCACCTATGTTTCTTGCACTCCCTAAAACTGGTTCTCTAGGTCTTCCTGACCCTTTAAGGGTCTTTGGATCAATATTTTTAGCACTACTCATCTTCATACTTTTTCTAGCACTTTTAACATCATCTTTTGTTTGAGTTGTAAATCTTTTTCCGTCAAAAGAAAATGTTTTTTTGCCAGCTTTTCTAGCATCTGAAAAGGCTTGTTTAAACGTTTTTGGTTTTACGTTTTTTGTGCTTTTGCTCCCAAATCCTGAGAACGATTTATAATCACTTGATTTCATTATTTACCCTTTACCTTAAAGTATTCTTCCTTTGGTTTTACCTCTGACTGCTATGCCGTCCATTTTCTTTACCATGCCACCAGATTTCATTCTTTTTTTGCCAGGCAGTTTACCTTCTAATATTGTGCTAGGTTTAAGTCCACCAGCAGAGCCTGACTTAGCAGAACCTCTGCGTTTAGGATATTCAATTCCTCTATCTTTTGCTAACCTTTTATAAATACCTTTGGTTATAGTTGCTTTAGACTTTCCTTTATTAGCATCTAGAGCTTTTTGTATACTAGGAGGTGTTTTTCTTTTTCTCTTTTGTGTGCCTGTTTCAATATTTGCTAGTTTTTCCTTACTTTTCACTCTACCTCCAGCGTTCATTTTTTTTACTCTGCCTCCAGCTTTATTGGTTGGAGGTTTAGCTTTTGGTTTTGTTTTAACTTTACCGCCTTTTTTATAAGCGTCTCTTTCTAAAGTTCTTTTCATTCCATAATCAGATATTCTTCTTCTATACTCGTCAGGATCCATATTTAAAAGTGCATCTCTTGCAATATCTGAGTCTGTCATAAGACCTTTTGTAGAAAGTATGGCTTCTTGAGTAGCGGCTTTTTCTTCTCTTCCTTTTCTAGTTAAAGGAGAAGGTCTACCGCTTTTTCCTCCTACTTTTTTCATTCTATCTTCAAACATTTTAACAAGTCTTTTTTCTTCAGCCTTGGATATATCTTTGTTTTTTCCAAATGCTTTCCTTAGTTTACCAACACCTTGATCTAGCATCGTTATAGGTAGTAACGAAAACGCTCCTCCAAATTGTCTTATTGCTGATCCAGCGGCGGTAGCGTCAGGAGCATTTTCTAGTCTTTGAAGATAATTATAAAATTGACTAGTAAGAGGTGTTTTCCCCCTATATTCTCTCATTTCTACTTTTGCTTTTGTTTTAGCAAGTTTTTTTTCTGAAGGTGTTAATTCCTCATCATCTTTTTTCTTAGCCATTATTTACTCCCTAATATTTGATACAACGTACCTAGAACCGCAACAACTGCACCACCTGCACCTGCTGCCCATATAAGAGCCTTCCATCCGCCTTTAGCTTCAGAAAGAACTTTGTGTATTTCAGATATAGATTTTTTTATTTCTTCTATATCTTTTTTCATTTCATCCATGTCCTCTTGCATATGTTTAATCTCATTGCCTTGAACAGCAACTTTGCTTTCTATCTTAGGAGGGCGACCTCTACGCTTGGCGGCTGGCTTTAACATTTCCATCGCTTTCTCGCTTGACGTAAACGGCTATTAGGATTTTTTGCTGCTTTGGGAAATTTTTTCATTTGACCTGCCGATCTCGCACAAAAGGACTTGCGTCTCTTTGCATCTTTAGAGCCAGCTTTAACCTTGCCTGTGACAGCAGTTTTTAACTTAGAACCAGGATTAGCCCTACGATAGGCAGCCACACCTTTTTTAGTCATGCCTGCACCCTGTTTGGTCGGACGAAAATTGCCCGACTTCACAGAAGTTCTTATGCCCATGCCTTTAGACTTAGCCACAATATAACGTTAAGTTTGTAATATTACTTAACGTGACAGTCGCAAAACTGTTTATATTAGTTCCTGTAGTCAATATCCCATTTTCTGGAATAGTAAGATGACTGGATTCTACAATGCCTGCTGGAGAGTTTATCTCCAGTATTGGTAAAACAGAATCTTCATTGCTAGAAACTGTAATTGAGCCAGCAGCCGTTTGGGCAGCATAATTAAATGCCTTAATTCTTGTCCTTGGCAAAGCCAAGTCTCCACCATAACCTATTTGAATTGTTCCCACAGAAGTTCCAGAATCTACTTCAAAAGAAATAAGTTCCGAATAAAAGTTAGTGCTAAATACTGTGACCGCACTTTCTCCTCCTGCAAGAGTTTCAGTTACTGTTCTTCCTCCCAAGTCACCAACCACAAAACCAGATATGTTGTAGTTGGTACTGGAATCGTCTCCTGCACTATTTTGAACAGACACTTTATACCCTGCACCATTTCTGGCTGGAATATGCCTTAGTAAAGTTATAGTGCCTGTTGCTGTAGCGGAAGCAAAATAAAAATTATCGTCAGAGGATGGTGTAATAGCAAATACATCTGATTGCATAACTTACTCCTCATTAAATAGTATAGAATCCACCAGCAGAAGCAGGCTGACGATACTCAACTGTGGCTACTGCATCTCCTAAAGTTCCAAGATTTGCCGCAGAGGCAGGGAAAAAAGTTCCTACAACTTGTAGATCTGTTGCCCCTACATTAATTGACGCAGATGCCATTGCAGAGCTTCTTACATTTGTTACAGATGTAACGTCAGTGCTTGCCAAAAATGAAGCATCTGCCGTGCCTGTTCCGATAACAAAAGTTGCTGCTGCACACGCACTAACAGCCTCAAAAACATTTAAATATACATTGGTAATTTGTGATCCAGCAGGTAAGGTAGCTATGACTGTTGAAGCGGTAGCACCAACTACATCAACTCTTGCTGATTGAGACAACAAGACAGTACCCATGTTATTTACATCTGTACCTACAGTAGTTCCTGTAGAGGTTTCGATAGTTCCGCTTTTTACCTGCCCTAATGAGGTAACACCAGCGTCTGATTTTACTGGTCCTGAAAAGGTAGTCGTACCCATTTTTAATTCTCCTTGTGTAGTAGCACATTTTCACACTATCTCTACTACGTCTGCTAGGTCAGTTAGTGTGAATAAAAAAACCCTAGATTACAGGGGGCGTTTAAACCCCCTTAATCGTCAATCAATTACGCACCTGGTGATCCGAATATTCCCAATGGATCAGAAAATCCGAAGGAATATCTCTCACGAGCTTTATAACGAACATTACCTGTATCAAAGTCCCCTTCCATAGAAGTAGACATTGGGGTACGGACAAAATGTTTTAATCCGTTAGGAATGTCAGTAGTTATAAAGTAAGCGTCACTGTCTGTTAAGAAGTGATTAACTGCGTATCCCTCTGGAATCGCACCCATAGTACGAATCGCATTGATGTCGTTATCAGCAGTTGATGTACGAAGCTCTGAGTCTAGAAGACGAGTGGCGACGAACATTAACGCTGGTGGGACAATCAATTTACGAGGCTTTGCTGCAATCAACAGACCACGCTCATCAGTCCAAGCAGCGATCTGAATTATGTGAGACTCCAAAGAAGTTTCATTCAAATCAGTTGCAGTTGATGGTGTGTTTGAATTTGTTCCTCCTGATGTAAGAGGGTGTGCTGTAGAAAACAGAGCAACTCCGTCTCCTCCAGTAAATGCACTATCAAATCCATTGTTAAGAACGTTAGCTGCTTTCACTTGCTTTGTGTAAGACATAGCACGAGCAAGAGCTTTGGTATAACGAGCCGAAAGAGAGTCATAAAGGTTGTCCTCTATAGCCTCCTCAGTTATCGCAAAACCAAGTGCAATTGTTTCGTGGTTATATCTGGCTGTAAATGCTTCTTGAGCATTATCAAAAGCGATAGCTGCTCCTTCATCTTTTACAGGTGCAGCAGAGAAACCAGACAATTTAGTCTCCTCCTCGAAAGAACGCTCAGAGGTTTCTGTTTCAAAAATCTCTTTATGTTCTTCTCCGTACTTTTCGTACTCAAGACCAAACAATGCGTTCAGTCCAGGAAGGAGTTCTTTAAGTAGTTGTGGGCGACCTATAGCCATTTAAAAATCTCCTTATACTGCCGTAGCTTCTTGATAAGAATGAATAGCAAAATTCAGCTTAACAAGAACCTCTGGGAACTCAGTGAACACGATTGTTGAACTTGCTGGTATAGCTGTAACACTACCAGGAACAGCAATCGCAGAATTAATTGTGACGGACGTATCACCAGCCGCAGCCGCACTAGAAACAAAAGACTTGGTCTGAATTAACTGACCTGCTGAATCTAGATACGCAACGTCTGTTCCGACAGGTAAAGCATTCGGAAGAGCAGTTGTGGTTATTGTCGTAGAAGATGAACTTCCTGTTGTTGTCGTTGTTTTCTTGGTATCAGGCACAACACCAACAATTCTTACTGGAAAAGCTGCTGTTGTTAAAGTTGTACCAAGATGAACAGCGTTTGCAGAATTACCTGTATTGGTGCTTCCAGTGTTGTTCAACATTCTTTGATTTTGTCCTACTAATGCGTTGTTACCAGAAGCAACTGTTGTCCCAGTGGAACACACAACCGCTTTGTAAACTACATCAGGGTCGTCTGAAACATAAGCCTTTATATCACCAGCTTTTGTTGCTGATGGATAATATTGGCTAAATGTTTTTTGCTTTGTGGTTGGGTCTGTATAAGTACATCCCAAAAAAACACCAATCAAACCTGAGTCGTCAGCATCGTTTGTAACTGATTGACGCTCGACACACCCTCTGACTAGCTTAACAAAATCTCCATTAAAGATATCTGTTCTGTAATCATACTGAATGGGTAATTGTCTGGTCGATCCTACAAACGGAGTGCCACCTATCAAATTGACTGGTTTAAGCCCAAAAGGGGCATCAATCGTTGGGTAAGCCATAATCTATCTCCAAAGTTATCCTCTGCTACCTTTTGTGGTTGTTGACTTTTTGTCAGCAAACATAGGCATACGAGGGTCATTCTGTCTTTTATAATTAACGTCCACAGCAGCCGCTTGGTCTTGGGTTTTCTGGTTTATGTGTTGACTTCTGCCTTCTACCCAGCCTTTTGGTATTTTGTGTAACATTAATCCGCCAATTTCAACCTCCCCTGTTGTTTTCCCATAAATAGGAATTTCTGGGTGGTCTTCTAGTTTACAAGGTTCATATCCCATTGATCTTTTGGTTATGACATTTCTGGCATCGTCCTTTCCTAAAATGGAAGTTCTAATGTATTTGTAGTCATGGTCAGGATCATTTCTAGGGTCTGGCAAAACAGCCTCGGTGTAAGGTCTGTATGATACAGTGCGTGCATTGGAATCACGAGTTTTTACTTCAACAGGTTTGCGATCAGCCATTTGATTGCTCCTTCATAATTTGTTTAGCATACTCTTCAACAGGTACTCCTAGCCTTTTGGCTATGGAGACTTGAGTCTTAGTTAACTTAATTTTGCTCGATCCAGACGATCTCGATGCTGGAGCAACAACATTAGCGGGTTTTTTCGTCCCGAATTTATGAGGAAATTCTTCTCGCATCCGTGAATCAATTTGGCTGAAGTATTCTTCAGATCCAGAGGATATACCTCTTTTAACTAATTCATCGTGTATTCCAAAGGCTGCACCTCTCATTACTGCGTCAGTATCAAACCAACGATTTTCAGAAACCCACTGACGGGTGCGTTCATCAGGGACTATCTGTTGTTGTACCTCATTTTGAGGTGTTTGTAAAGGTTTATCATAAACTGGTTGATAATTTTCTACTTCTTTTTGATCGTAAGTAAATCTTGCCAGTTTTTTTTGTGCCTCAAGCATCTTATCAGCTTCGCCTGCCTCATAAGCATCTTTGTATTCTTTTTCTGCCTGAGATATCTGAGCGTCTACTTTACCCTTGTGACTTTCTATAAGGACAGACTCTCCTTTAGAAAGTTTCTCTTGTAAAGTTTTGTTTTGACTTGCAAGAGATTTAGCATAATTTATAGCTTCTCTTTGCTCTCTTTCAAAACGTTCCTTATCTCTTCTTTCATCGTGATAAGCACGTTTTAATTGATTAATTCTTTTTTGAACATTAGCACTGTAAGTCTGTATTTCTTCCTCTGGAACATCTACGTCACCTAAGTGTTGTTTGTTTCGATCTTCTTCTGGAGTATCATCAACTATCTCTACCTGATTTTCCTCCTTAACTTCATCTTCGATTTCATACTCTACTTTTTTTTCTTCCGACATTTCATTCTCCTTAAGCACGGGATATACCTCGTGGGTCAGCGATAACAGCTTCAACCATGTCATCGTTAATTAATCTAAATTCTTGCTCACCTTCCTTTGTGGTAACTCTAAACCTAGTTCCTGAGTAAGCTCTCATCAAAATAAAATCTCCTTTTTCACACCAAGCTCCGTCAGGAAATCTATCTTCATCTTTATAAGCCAGAGAACCTAGTTCAGTGACAAAACCAACTATTGATGCAGTCTCCTCTCTTTTTGTTAAAGTATCTGGTCTGACAATACTTGAGTTTTCGTATTTTTCATCGAGTTTCGGTATGGCTATTAAAATTTTGAACCCCTTGGGAACGGGAAGTTTCAAATCACTCATCAGGTAAATCCTCCAAAAATTTAATTACTCTTTGTAAGCCTCTAATTTCTCCAGTTGCTTGGAGATATTTTTCGTGGCTATCCACAGGGTTGAAAGCGAGGGATTCTATAATAACAGCCTGATCCTCGCTAATCTGTTTTAGTATCAGCTCTTTCAAGTCCAATTCTTACTCCTTCCTTAAAGTCATCTTCGATTCTGTTTTGTTGATCTTGATTCAATTTTTGCTCTGCCTCAATACTATCTATAGCTATTTTAGCCCCTGCAATTTCGGCTTGAGAGTCAATACGCTTGTTCTCTCTATCGTCCTTAGCCTTCATCTCTTGGGTTTTAAGATTAAGTTCAGCCTCATCCATTGCTTTATCGTGCTGGAATTTAGCTTCTTTTAATTGAAGTTCTGCTTTTTGCATCTGAATCACTGGGTCTTCTTGTTGTTGTTGTGTCTGTTGTTGTTGTGCTTCTGCCTGATCTTTTTGCAATAACTTGTCTGAAGCTAAGGACACAACCCTAGAAAGTTCTACTTCAACGTCCTCTGGAAGTTTTTCATCTGGAGGTGGAAGTGGAACACCCATCATTTTCTCGATTTCGACTCTGTACTGGAAGGCAACGTGTTCCGCAACATGGGCTGTAATAGCAGCCTGTATTCCCTGAGCGTTTGGACTTTGACCAACTAACTCTCTTATTTTTGGATCGTTTGCCATATTCATGTGCGTTTTAATATGTGCCTCATGGTCTTGATATAAAAACGCTTTAACTGGCTTGTTTTTCAACAAGTTCATATTCTCTGCTACTGGATCAGTAGGCTTGAAGTCGTCCTCTAATGGAACAATCTTCTTGACTTCTTTTATTCCTAGCACTTCTAGCATCTGACGATGTAATAAAGGCATATCGTAAATATCTGGAGCACCTTGTGCAAGCTGTAAAGCCGCTTGATACTGTACTACTTTTTGTGCCATTGTTGATGCGTTAGGATCAGATACAGGTATGACTTCCACCATATCATAATCAGACATCTTTGCTAACCTCGTACCTCCATCAACTTCGTACTTGTAAACTGGGGGCGTGTAATCACGGATTATCTTTGAAAGAAGTTTAAACTCTTGTCGCATGGCTACATGGACACGAGCTTGAACAGCAGTCATAACTTTTAATGTGCGTTCCAATATTGCTAACGTTGTTCCGACAGGGGTTTGCCCAGACATATCTGCAACTTTCAAATCTGCAACAGAGGCGAATCTTCTGCCCTCTTCGATAATTTGATTTAGAAGTTGATAAAGTGTGCCAGAGGGTTCTTTGTAAGGCAAAGGCACTATTGATTCTTTTATTGTTAGACCAGTGACATCAACATCTCTGAACTCACCTGGTGCGATAGGGGTATCGTCCCCCTTGACTCGTAAATCCTTAGATTTAAAACCACCTGGTAAATTGGCTAATGTTCCAGCATCAACTAATTGTCTTAGTATTGATGTTGCAGACTCTGCAAAGCCTCCTACCAAATGAATTAAACCAAATCCGTAAAACCCAAAACCAGGTATGTAAGGGTAATGAACGAAGTGCATTCTTTTCTTTTTAACTGGATCATCCTCTAGATAATTACGCCTGACTCCTAAAACCTCACCAGTGGAAAGAAGGGTCACAACATAAGGCAATCCTATCTTTGTTTCCTTGCCGTCTTTTTTGTCCTCATAGCCGACAAGATCCAAATCGCAATGACACTCAAAGATCGTATATCTTTCATCTTTAACAGCAGAGTATCCAGTTTCCTGATCCTGACTTTTCTCTATCTCTGTTTTGGTGTTTTCTGGATCTGGAAGATCTATGTCCATATAAAAACCCATCGATATAAGTTTCCTTATTTCGTTTTCGGTTTTTCTCATTCTGTGAGTTATTCGCTCCGCAGACTGTAAATCGGATGCTCCGTAAGGAACGATTATGTCTTCTGCTGTTACAAATATCGATACTTGTCTGTTTAAACTTGGATCGAAGTATACTTTTTTGAAAGCAGAACCTGCAATAGGAAGAGACCACAGTAATCTTTCATGCTCACCTCTGTACTCAGGCATCTTTTCCGTGAGTTCATAGTTCATGCTTTCTTGAACACGATTAGCTGCTTCTTGTTTCTCTACATCCATTTTACCTATAATTTGTGTTTTTACAGGTCCGCTCGCAGGAAATGTAGAAAGAATAGTTTCGGATTGAAATTTTACAACTGCCTCTGATAATACAGGGTGAAACACACCACAAGCACCATCCCAAGGTTCAGTTCTTTCTTCTATCTTTAATCCAAGAAGTTTTATGCCCTCTGCATATGTTCTTTCCCATTCTTTTCTTGAATCAAGGTCAACTTTTATACTGCTCAAGATATCATCTGAAACCGAGTCGAGTTCTTCCTGCTCTAAATCCTCAGCTAGGTTTTGTTCAAAGGTTACAGGTTTTATTTCTACCTCGACTTCAACCTCTTCCTCTTCTGGGTCGATTTCTATCTCTATTTCCATTTCCGCTGGAACTAGCGGTTCAAGTGGTTTCTCTATAGCCATCAGTAATACTTAGCCCTTCTTGCTGTAAATGTTGTTTCCTGCTCGTCAGTAGGTATTCTGATAAATCCACCCTGCCTAAATCTTAATAGTGCCTGACTTGTTGAGTCAACCAAGTCATCGTGATCTCCATTAGGAAATGATGCAACTTCTTCAACTACCTCCTCTGCCCATCTCCTGTCTGGACACCATACCAACCCAGATGCAAACAAATCAGAAATAGCGTTTACTCGTGCTATTTTATCTGATCCTTTCGATGGTGTATACTCCGATATTGGAATACCTGTTTTTCTCATCTCATAAATCAACGGAGCACCTGCTGCTTTTTTCTCCACTATCAAGGTATCGGGTTGCCATTGATCATAAAATTCATACGCAGTTTGCTTTAACTCTGGGAACTCCATGCGATCCTTAAAGGCATCCAAAAGGATTAAATTTGCAACCTCATCCCCATCTTCATTCGATTTATAAAAAATACCCCAAGTTGTGCAGGCAGAATAGTCTGCCCTATTGTTTTTTTCAAAAGCTGTATCCCAACTCTGAATAATATAATCACATGGAGGTGGATTCTCTTTCTCCCATATCTTCCACATATCCCTTTTAATTATTGCCCCCTCTTCCGAGGTTGGGTTTTGTTGATACTGAGCCTCCCATTTGCTTACAGGTATTTCAGATTTTATAGATTCAAGTTCTTCAACTTTCCAAAACTCAGACCATAAAGGTTTTCCACTTGGAAGCAAGGCAGGCAACTCTATGACCTCCCACTCATCAGACTCCCTAGCAATAGAGTTATGCAATATCTGCCCAGTGAGATCTTTTTTAGACCATCTGGTCATCACAAGCACAATAGACCCACCTGGTTGTAATCTTTGCCTCGGACCTGAGCTGTACCACTCATAAACCCTATCATAGACTTGAGGAGTTCCCTGCATGGCTTCTTGCTCTGAGTGTGGATCATCTATAATCAAAACATCAGCACCTTTACCAGTGACTGCACCGCCCACACCGATAGCAAAATAGTCTCCGCCTTGATTAGTATTCCATCTACCAGCAGCTTTTGAGTCTGCCGATAGCTTCACATTAAATATATTCTGGTAATCAGGAGATCCTACGAGATTTCTCACCTTTCTACCAAAACCCACAGCCAGTTCAGCAGTGTGTGCAGTCTGTATTATCTTTTTTTCTGGATATTTGCCTAAATACCAAGCTGGAAACAGATAACTGGCAAACTCAGATTTGGTATGTCGGGGCGGCATATTGATTATTAACCTTTTAAGCTCACCATTAGCTACTCTCTCAAACGCATCTGCCATAATCTTATGATGAGTACCCTCAATAAATGCTGCCCACATCTCTTTAACAAAAGGTAGATAGGATTCTCTACAAGAGGCTTTCTTATGCTCTCCGAGAAGTGTCCATATCTTCTCTATCTCTGGAGAACCATGAGGTAAACTATCAATTACCTTCAAATATCTCTTAATCTCTGATTTCGTTAGCAACACGCTCATTCTTGAGTACCATAATTGTTCTAGATTGAAGAGGAATCGTCCTCAAATACCTCTCTGCCTGTAATCTCTGTACTATTCTGTGAATATTACTGCGGCTTTTCATGTTTAAACCCTCAGCAATCTCTCTAAGACAAGGTGAAAACCCCTTAATCCTTATAAAAGCATCAATAAACTGCAAAACTAACTTCTGTCTAGGAGTTAATTTCGACAAAAATATACCCCCCACCCTAAAAAAACCAAAAATTTCCTAGTAAATCCAATATTTCCTTGATTTACAAATGCGTAACTGTCTTTCAAAAGGGTGTACCCCTGTTTAAACTTTAAAATAACATAATTGAATGTGCAAATTACTCTGCTAGTAGCGTATAGGTGTGTGTGTGCTGTGCGGGGGGTAGGGGTGGGTGGGGTTGCTATGTGGTCGGCTATGTTTAAACACCCCTTGCTGTTAAAGTTATTCAATGCGACTTGCTGGTATCAAAGGATAGCAAGGTCTTTTCCAGCTCATCCTTTAGTTTCTCTGGACTTACAGTGGTCGTGATTTCTTGCTTGGATAATTCCACGAATAAACCGCTGGACTGACCCAGCATTTGTAATGCCTTGAGCTTAACGTGTTCATTGTCCGAATGG